AGACTATAATCAGGTTATCTTAGCCTCGCTGTTCGCGAGTATTGGTAACCACCACAACATCGACATTGACGAGAATATTATTCGTCATATGTTTTTAAATTCAATACGACATAACCGTAAAAAGTTTCACAAAGACTTTGGTGAAATCGTAATTTGCGCTGATGGTAAAAATACATGGCGCAGAGAAGCATATCCTTATTATAAGGGTAATCGTAAAAAATCTCGTGATGAGTCTGATTTAGATTGGAATCATTTATTTGGTATTATGAATACTATTCGCGATGAGCTCAGAGAGCACTTCCCATATAAAGTAATTCATATTGACCATTGTGAAGCCGATGATATTATCGGTACTATTATTCACGACCATGGAACTGAATTAAATATGGGTTCAGAACAATTCCTAGTTTTATCAGCTGATAAAGATTTCATTCAGCTTCAAACATACGCCAATGTTCAACAATTTGATCCAATTCGTAAACGATGGATTAAGAACGATAATCCATCTATGTACCTTGAAGAACATATTTTAAGAGGTGATACTGGCGATGGCGTACCAAATATCTTGTCACCAGACAATTGTTTAGCAATTGGTCAACGACAAAAACCAATGACTCAAAAACGTCTTGCTCAATTTAAAGGTAATCCAGAAGAAATGGATGAGGAAACTCTACGTCGTTTTCATAGAAACAAAATGATGATTGACCTTACCCAAATTCCTCAAAAATACCAAGAGCAAATTCGTTCTGAGTTTAACCAAGAAAAAGACGTTGGACGTTCTCAATTGTTTAACTTCTTTATTCAGAAAAAACTTAAAAACTTAGTCACAGATATACAGGATTTCTAATGGCAGTACATAGATCAATTTCAGAAATAATTAACCATTGCTCCACAATTAAAAGTAAGAGTGAAAAGGTCGCATGGTTACATGAGAACACTTCTCAGCCACTGCAGGTTGTGTTAAAGAATATATATGATAGTAGGGTTGAATTTTTAGTACCTGATACACCTCCACCTTGGACTCCTAATGAGTTTGAGGATGAGGCAAAATCGTTACTATTTAGAGAAGCTCGTCGACTTAATATTTTTATCAAAGGCGGAGGATACGATAACTTAAAACAAATGAAGCGTGAGCAACTATTCATTAGTTTACTTGAGGATGTGGATAATGATGATGCCAAACTATTGGCTAATCACATGATTTCTCATACTCCAATAAAAGGTTTAACTAAAGCAGTAGTAAATGAAGCATTTCCAAATTTAATAGAAGAATAGGTCTATGGCAAAAACATTTAAAAAATTTCGCGAAGATTACGACGAATGGGACGAGGTAGGCGATGATGATGTATCGCTGAAAGAGCAACGCCTTAAAAATCGCAGAGATCGTAAGCGAAATAAAAGGGAAGAAAAAAATAAAACTTTTGATGAAAAAGTTGAAATTAAACGAAAATAACTATTGACATTTGATGTCGAATCGGTTATATTGATTCTATAAGGTAAAACAAAAGGAATCAATACTATGGGTACTTCATCAATGATCGGTTATATTAAAGAAGACGGCACGGTAGCTGCTACATATTGTCACTATGATGGTTATGTAGAGTATAACGGTCGTCTTCTTTTAGATTCATATAACACACCAGAAAGAGCAAAAGAAGTTGCTAAAACTGGTTACCTTTCTGGTCTAAAAGAAGACTTGGAAGTTTCTAAATCAGAATCTGTTCACAAAGAAGAACCTTCTGTATTTAATACACCAAAAACATTTATTGACGATGGCGACACAACACACGGTGCTCAATACCTTTACCTTTATGATGGTGAAGACTGGTTAATTACATCAACTGAAAACTTAGAAAATCGTAAATGGTCATTAGTTGAAGATAATTTGAATTAAAATCAAATTAGCTATTGACATTACCAATAGAATCAGTTATAATGTATATATCAAATGAAAACAAATAGGAATAATAAAATGACAAAGACAATTACAAAATTCGACCAACCAACACTTCGCAATCTTCGTGTTGAAATGCAAGCATTGCTTGAGGCATATGGTGTTGAAACTAATTTGGAAATCACAGTAGGAAACATGAGTTTCTCAGATACTGAAGTCAATATTAAAGTCCAAGCAAAAGTAAAAGGTGCAGTTTCACGAGCTGACCGAATTCTTCAAATGGAAGCTGATCGTCTTGGTCTAAAAATGAAAAATAACGCAGGTGATAAACTTGTAGAGTATAAAACACGTGCTCAAAAATACTCATTCGTATATGAGTCTCGTGGAAAATTGTATAAGACTGATGAGCGTGGTATCGTAGCTAGGTTTGCAGCATAAGAAGAAAGAATATAATATGAAATTAAACGAAAAATTAATACTTGTAGATTGTGATGGGGTATTGCTTGATTGGCAATACTCTTTCTATAAATGGATGGCTGAACGAGGTTATACTCCAGTCACTGATGGTGTTTATGACATGGGTAAAGTGTTTGACATGTCATACGATGAAGCCAAACAAATGTGTGAATACTTTAATTGTTCAGCAGCAATTGGTTGGTTAACTCCATTTAGAGATGCCGTGAAATACGTACGTAAGTTACATGAAGACCATGGCTTTGTATTCCATTGTATCACCTCGTTGTCGACAGATAAATACGCTGGTAAACTACGAACTAAAAACCTCGAAGCAATCTTCGGTAAAAAAGTTTTTGAGGAAGTAATTTGCTTAGAATGTGGAGGTGACAAAGACGAAGCTTTAGAACCATACCGTGATAGCGGATGTTTTTGGGTCGAGGATAAGGAACAAAATGCCGATCTTGGTCTAAAATTAGGTTTAAACTCTGTCTTAATCCAACACGAACATAATAAAGATTATCGCGGAAATGCAATTAAAGTTGCAAATTGGCGCGAAATCTATGAACTGATATTATAAATATAACCATGGAAGGAAGTTTAATTGCCCAGTTATACTTTTAAGAATATTGAAACAGATGAAATTTTTGACTCGATCATGTCAATGGCCGAGAGGGAAACTTTCCTTACAGACAACCCTAACATAACACAATTAGTTGGAAGGCCACCGTCAATCGGTGACCCGTACCGTCTTGGTTTGAAAAAACCTGACGACGGATTTCGTGATGTACTAAGAAATGTTCAACATCATCACAAAAAGGATAACATCAATACTTGGTAGTATCCACTAGGAGGTTTCATGGCAAAACAGCGCAAATTATCCCGCAAGGAAAAACGCAGAATGGAAAGAGATCAGGTTCACATGATGGGTATTTTAAACACTAAGTTTTCAATACGCAAAATAAAACCACTCACGCCCTCACAGGCAGATTTATTCGAGTCGTATAACGAAGGATATAATTTAGCAGCCATCGGAACAGCAGGTACAGGAAAAACAATGTGTGCTACATACTTGGCACTCAATGATGTACTACAGAAAGGAGAGTATGAAAAAGTCGTCATAATACGATCTGCAGTTCAGACTAGAGAGCAGGGCTTTATGCCAGGCACTCAGGCACAGAAAGAAGCGGTATTTGAAGCACCATATACCGATATCGTAAACGATCTATTCGATAGAAAAGATGCATATAATCTAATGAAATCAAAAGGAATGATTGAGTTTAAAACTTCATCATTTGTCAGAGGATTAACCTTTGATAACGCAATCATAATCGTAGATGAATGTCAGTCAATGACTTATCACGAGCTTGATAGTATTATTACAAGGGTAGGACAATCATCAAAAATTATATTTTGTGGAGACACGAAACAAGATGATTTAGCAACAAACAGAAATCGAGCTGACATTACAGGACTACACGATTTCCTTAAAGTCTTATATGCAATACCGTCTTTTGACGTCGTAAGATTTGGGATTAATGACATTGTTCGCTCCGGATTAGTAAAGGAGTACATTATGGCGAAAGAACAAATACTCGAGGATGTGGCATAAATACATATAAATAAACTAAATAGAATGCCTTGGATTAGTTCTGGGGCATTTTTAGTAAAGGGAACAACATGCCAGAAGTTTCAACAACTGCACACAGACATATCGGTCATGCATCACCAACTGAGAATCCGCATCATCGTACATATTATAAAGCATCACAAACAAATGTGAAGGCAGAAGGTTTTGATGTTATTAGGGCTGGCGATGCCGCCGCCTGTGGAGATCCAGTTGTTGGCGTATCTACTAAAGTATTTGTTGGCGGTAAAGGTGTTCATCGTAAAGGCGATGCTACTGGTGGCCATCCCTCTTGGCCTGCAAATGCATCATCAGAAGGATCAAGTAAGGTAAACGCAGGTGGTTAATCCAGACTATGCTACACTGTTACCGTTAATTGCGGCTGAAACAGATCCAGTAATTAAGCAACAATTAATAGACCAATGTTACCAGTTTTTTGTTCCACTTACTGACGCTGAAAGAGAATTATTTGAATATTCAAGCTTTGATTATGTAGAAGATAACCCAGGATATGTAAACGCAAACGCCTCTTTACCATATGTTACAGTAGGTTACGTAGCAAACGGATATATTACTAGTACAGAACTGGCTGCAGCTGAACCATATGTTATTGAGAATTATGTGATAGAAGGTTATATAAATATAGAAAACGGAATTGGTGTAACTAATGAAAGCGGCTGGTCTGCTTACGTTGGTGTATACTATAATGAAAACGGGGAAACGACATAATGGCAATTACTAAACGCGGCGAAAAGGGTAGTGCTTTAACATACGACGAAATGGATGATAACTTTGATGCTATCACGCCACAGACAAGTCCAACTGGAGCAGTAAAAATCCCCGCCGGTACAACAGGCCAGAGACCAACTGGTGAAGCAGGCCATTTACGATTTAACACAGCATCACAACAATTTGAAGGATTTCAAGGAACTACTTGGTCAAGCATTGGTGGTGCTGGAGGCGGTGGCGGTGGAAGCCCAGGCGCCCAAGGTATTCAAGGTACTGATGGTAATGCTGGTCCTGCAGGAAACCC